CGCGAATCGCACGTATTTCAAGGTCCTCGATGACGGCGCGACCGCGTGTGGGTTGAGCGTCGATCCCGCGCCGCAGTGGCGCGGGTATGAACTGCGCGCCGACAACGGGTGGCGCATCGTCGATCAGGGCGGCTTCGAGGGCAATCTGCTGAGGCTCACGCGATGACGGCTCAAGTCGAAGCCCTGCTCGCGGAGATCGCGCCGGTCGTCGAGCAGCTCGTCGCCTCGGAGATCGAGCGCGCGCTCGCGCGCCTCGTCACGCAACTCGCGCCGCGCGACGGGCGCGACGGCTTGCCCGGGGTGCCGGGACCCCCCGGGGAGCGCGGAGTGCCGGGCGAGCCCGGCCCGCAGGGCGTCCCGGGCGCACCCGGGCAGGAAGGAGCCGCGGGCGCGCCCGGGGTCGCCGGCCCGCCCGGGCGCGACGGGGCCGACGGCCTGCCCGGAACCTTGGAGGCGGTGACGTTCGCGTGTTCTGGGCGCACCGTGACCGTCCAGCGCGCCTCCGGTGAGGTGCTCGGGACGTGGGAGGTGCCCGCGGTCCTCTATCGCGGCGTGTATCGCACGACCGACGAGTACACGCCCGGCGATGCGGTGACCTACGGCGGGTCGCTGTGGATTGCGCAGGCGACGACGCGCGCCCGGCCCGTCGAGGGGTCCGAGGTCTGGGCGCTCGCGGTCAAACGCGGCGAACCCGGCAAGCCCGGGGCCACCGGCCCGCAGGGGCCGGTCGGCGTGCGCGGTCCGCAAGGGCTCCCGGGCGGGCGGTACGCATGAGCACGACCCTCGTGACGCTGGCGCAGGCGCAGCAGCACCTCAACCTCGACGCGACGACCTTCGCCGCCGTCGAGGCCGACGTCACGCTGAAGCTCGCGCAGGCGACGGCGCGCGTCCTCATCCACATCGCGCGCGAAGAGAACGACTGGACGGAGGCGACCGACCCGAGCGTCGATCTCGACTTCGCGCTCGTGCAGGGCGCGATTCTCGCGGTGCTCGGCGACTACTTCCGGTATCGCGGCGACGACCCGCCGTCCGAGGACGTGAGCGCGGGCGCGTATCTGAGCGCGGCCGTGCGGCGCACGTTGCACCCGCTGCGGAGGCCCGTCCTTGCGTGACGCCACCGCGCCCGCCATCGCGCGCCGCTTCCCGGGCACGACGATCGTCTGCCTCGCGCCCGGGCCGACGCTCACGGCCGAAGCGGTAGGCCTCGTCCTGCGCGCGCCGCGGACGCCGGTCATCGCGATCAACGACGCGCACCGGCTCGCGCCGTGGGCTGAGGTCCTCTACTCCTCCGATCGCCGGTGGTGGGCCTACTACGACGGCGTCCCGAGCTACGGCGGGCAGCGCGTCGCGGTCGGCACGCGCGTCGGCGACCGCGCGCCGGTGCACGTGCGGAGTGGCGTGTCGGTCCTCGTGCTCGAACACACCGGGCAGCACGGCCTCGACGTCGATCCGCGAGGCCTGCGTACGGGCGGCAATTCGGGGTACGCCGCCGTGAACCTCGCGGTGCATTTGGGCGCGCGCCGCATTCTGCTCGTCGGCTACACGCTCGGGCCGGTGGGCGGGCGCTCGCACTTCTTCGGACGCCACCCGGCAGGCCTCGACGAAAGTCGCGCCGAACACTATGCGGACTTTCGCGCCGCCTTCGCGACGATCGTCGCGCCGCTCGCGCAACTCGGGATCGAGGTCCTCAACTGCACGCCGGGGTCACACCTCGACGTGTTTCCGCATGCGGATCTGCGGACCGCGCTCGCGGCCGTCGCGCCCGCCGTCGAGGCCGTCCCATGCTGACCGTCGTCTGCTGGCGCTGGCGCGCGCCGTATCGCTACCGCTCCACGTATGCGCCCGAGACGGTGCACACGCTGGCGCGCATGGTCGCGGCCCACTACCCGTCGCCGCATCGGTTCGTGTGCGTGACCGACGACCCCCGCGGGCTCGACGGCATTGAGACGATCCCGATCTGGCGCGACGGGATCGACATCGCGCCGCCTGAGGGCCGCAACTGGCCGAGCTGCTATGTGCGCCTCCGCGCGTTCGCGGAGGAGGCGCGCGCGTGGTTCGGCGATCGGTTCGTGTCCCTCGACCTCGACACGGTGATCACGGGCGACCTGCGGCCGCTCTTCGATCGGCCGGAGCCGTTCGTCATCTGGGACGAGACCGACTGGCCGCAGACGCAGTTCTACAACGCGTCGATCTGGCTGCTCACGACCGGCGCACGCGCCGAGGTGTGGACGCGGTTCGATGCGCGCCGATCGCCGCGCGAAGCGTATCGGGCAGGCGGGCGCGGCGGCGATCAGGCGTGGATCTCGTACGTGCTCGGCAAGGGTGAGGCGACCTTCACCGCGGCCGACGGCGTGCTGTCCTACCGGCGGCACATCGAGCCGCACGGCGGGCAGCTCCCCGCGCACGCGCGCATGGTGAACTTTCACGGGGTCGTCGACCCGTGGAGTCCGTCGGCGCAGCACCTCGACTGGGTGCGCCACTACTACGGGGACGTGTCGACGTGGGCGTCGGCGCAGGACGCCGAGCGGCGGCGCGTGTTCCGCCCGGCGCGCCTCGCGTGGGAGGCGCACCGGCGATGAGGCTCCGGCAGCGCACCGGCCCGGTCGGCGCAGGCGCACGCGATCGGCGCGTGACGCTTCAGGCGCGGCCCGACAACGGCACCGGCGACTCGGGCTTCCCGACCGATGGGCCGTGGACCGATCTCGCGGTCGTGATGATGGCGCGCGACGAACTCGAAGCCGTCGAGATCGAGCGCGGCGCGCAGACGCTCGCGATCAGTACGACCCGCTGGGAGTTCCCCTACCGGGCCGACTGTGACCCGGAACTGGTCGACGTGCCGAAGCTCCGGCGGCTGCTGTTCTACGGCCGCGTCTACGACATCGTCAGCGCGGCCCCGATCGGGCGGCACGTCGCGATCGAGGTCATCACACAAGCGCACTCGCAAACGCCGACGGAGACGCCATGAGGATCGGCTTCGAGTTCAGCGGCGGCGAAGAGTTGGCGGCGATGCTGCGCACGCTGGGGGAATCGGTGCGACGGCGCGCACTGCTACGCGTGTTGCGCATCGCCGCCGAACCGATGCGCCAACGCATGGCCGATCTGGCCCCGCGAGGCCGGGCCTCCGACACCGGCGGCGGCATCGAGGAACATCTCGCCGACCACATCGGGATCAGTGTCGCCGCGAAGGTCGGCTCGGTCGCGGGCGGGCAGTGGGACGCCACCGACGAGTATCAGGCCGCGGTCGCCATCGGCCCGACGCGCCGGTACTTCTACGCGCGGTATCAGGAGTACGGCACGGTGCATCACAGCGCGCAGCCGTTCGGACGGCCCGCCTTCGATGGCCAGTACGAGACCGCGCTCGACCGCATGCGGGCCGAGTTCTGGGAGTTGCTCGCCGACGCCGCCGCCAAGCGCGGCGTGTTCACGGAGGCCACGTGACGCTCGCCGAAGCGCTGCGCGACTACCTGCTCACGCTGCCGCCGGTGACGTCGCGGGTGGGCGCGCGGATCTACACGCTCAAGTTTCCGCAGAGCGTCACCGCGCCCGCCCTGCGCCTGCACGAGGTCGATCGGATCTCGACGATGCAGCTCCGCGGCGACCAACGGATTCGGCGCTCGCGCGTGCAGGTGGACGCCGTCGAGGCCGAGGCGCACGGCGACCCGTACGACCTCGCGCACGCGCTCGCCGATGCGGTGCGCGGCGATCTCGCGAGCGGCAGTGCGAGCGGGTTGGTCGGGTTCGCGGGCACGGTCAGCGGCGTCGTCATCACGGCCATTCTCGGCGACGACCGGCGCGAGGCGTACGACGCAGAAGCGCGCATGGTGCGCGTCGAGCAGGACTTTCGCGTGTGGTTTTACGTGTAGTTGGAGGAGCCCATGTCAGACATCACTGATCAGTATTACCCCGGCGAAGCCTTCACCGGCTACGGGTCCCAGCTTTTGGTGGGGCAGGGCGGCGCGTCTCCGCAGACGTTCGTCGCGATCGCCGACGTCGAAGTCATCACGCCCGGTGAGATGTCGACGAACGTGATCGAAAAGACCCACCTGCGCAGCCCGGAAGCGCACCGCGAAAAGCTCGCAGGCCTGCGCGACTCGGGCGCGTTCGCGCTCCAAGGCAACTGGCGACCGCGGCACGGGAGCCAGTCGAACGCGGGCGGCGACGGGTTCACCGACGGCGGGCTCCTGTACCTCTGGCGCACGCGCAAAGAGGCCGACTTCAAGCTCGTGTTGGCGGACGGGTCGCCGGGGTTGGAGCTGCTCATGCGCGGCGTGGTGACGAAGTTCCAGCCCGGGGAGATCTCGCCCGACGCGAAGGTCGGCTTCACGGCCGAGATTACCCCGTTGCAGGACTTTAGCGCGGGGCTGCCGTAGGCGGGGGAGCCGCGCGTCGGGAGAGGTGACCGATGGCGAATCCGCAACGGGGCGAGGTCGATCTCGCGATCAACGGGACGACCTACACGCTCGCGATGGATCTCAACGCGCTCAGCGAGTTGCAGGAAGTGATCAACCCGCGTGATCCCGACAGCATCGATCTGGAGACGATCATCCGGCAGTTGCAGAAGGTAAACCCGCGGTACGTGCGCGCGTTTATCTGGGCGATGCTGCGCCGTCATCACGACGAGATCACGCTCAAGGGCGCGTCGGACCTCGTCACCGATGCGGGCGGGATCGAGGTGTTTTTCGATCAGATCACGAAGCTCCTCAACTACGCCAAGCCCGACGCGCGCGATCGCGCAGCGCTGAAGGCGAGTGGTAACGGTCGCCCTCCCGAGGCGGGCGGCGCTGGGACTGGCACGCGCTCTACCTCCAAGCGCGCGAAATCGGGTTGACGCCCGATCAGTTCTGGGCGCTCAGCCCGCGGGAGTTGTATCGCGAGTTCGCGGCCGAGAATGCGCGACGGCGCAACGCCGCGAACCGCGATGCGCGGCTCGCGTACCTCGTCGTGTCGATCTGGGTGGCGACGCAGAACAAAAAGCGGATGCCGCCCTTGCGTGACTACCTCGTCACCGACCAGCCCGACGAGGCTGCGCCCGACGCGAAGCTCAACAAACTCCGCGCCGCGATGCACGTTTTGAGTGCGCAGTACGGGTTGCCGCTGCGCCCGCACACGAGGCCCGCCGATGGCGAATAGTGCGATTGTCGGACTGTTGCGCGCGCTGCTCGTCGCCGATACCGCCGAGTTCGACAAAGCGATGAAGCGGGCGGGCGACTCCGCGAAAACGTGGAGCAAGGACCTCAAGAAGATCGGGCGCGAGGCGTCGGCGATCGGCGAGACCCTCACCAAGTCGATCACGCTGCCGCTCGTCGCCATCGGCGCAGGCGCGAGCAAACTGGCGATCGACTTCGAGTCGTCCTTCGCGGGCGTGCGCAAGACCGTCGACGCGACCGAGGGCGAGTTCAAGAAACTTGAGGGGCAGTTCCGCGACCTCGCCAAGACGATCCCCGTCAACGTCAACGAGATCAACAAGCTCGGCGAAGCGGCGGGCGCGCTCGGCATCCCCAAGGAATCGATCAAGGACTTTGTCGAAGTCATGGCGGGGTTGGGGGTCGCGACCAACCTGACGAGCGAGCAAGCCGCCGACTCGGTCGCGCGTATCCAGAACATCTTCGGCGCGGCGGGCAAGGACACCGATCGCTTTGCCTCGACCCTCGTCGCGCTCGGCAACGCGGGAGCTTCGACGGAAGCCGAGATCGTCAAGATGGGCCAGCGCATCGCGGGCGCGGCGCACACGGTCGGCCTGTCGCAGGCGCAAGTGCTCGCGTTCGCGTCGACCCTCGCGTCGGTCGGCATCGAAGCCGAAGCGGGCGGCTCGGCGATCTCGAAGCTCCTGCTCAAGGTGAACGCGGCCGTGAGTGCGGGCGGCGACGACCTCGCGAAGTTCGCGAAGGCGGCGAAGATGACCGCGGCCGACTTCAAAACCGCGTTCGAGACGGACGCCGCCGGGGCGGTGCAGAAGCTCATCAGCGGGATCGGCACGCTGGGCAACCAAGCCGGGCCGGTCATTCAAGGGCTCGTCGGCAAGAACATCGTCCTGACCGACACGATCCTCCGCGTGGCGGGCGCGGGTGAGCTGCTCACCGACCAGCTCGCCCTCGCCAATACCGCGTGGCAGGAAAACACCGCGCTGACCGAGGAAACCTCCAAGCGGTATGCGACGACCGCCTCGCAGCTCACGATCCTGTGGCAGCGCTTGCAGGACGTCGGCATCTCGCTCGGGCAAGCACTGTTGCCCGCGCTCAAGTCACTGATGTCGGTGTTCGAGGGGTTTATCCCGCTGCTCGAAGGCGCGGTGAAGTGGTTCACCGATCTCCCGACGCCGGTGCAAGCGGCCGCGATCGCGCTCGCCGCCGTCGCCGCCGCCGCCGGGCCGCTGCTCCTGCTATTCGGCGGGATGGCGTCGGGGCTGGGCACGCTCGTCGGGGCGTTCAAGGTCGGCGGGATTGCGGCGACCGCGTTCGGCAGCGTGATGACGTTCCTTGCGGCGAATC